GGTATCCGTTCTGCTGAAGTGTCATGGCGTTGATTTTACGGTGACTCTTCGACAGTGAAAAGAAAAAAGGCCGCAGAGCGGCCATAATCACATTCAAAAATCAACAAGTTAAATAATTATCAATAACTTACAGACACACAAAAACACAGTCAACCACAACAAGTAACAGTGATGTGGTCACTTTGTGGATCATCAGCCAACAAATTTTGCAATGAAATACGTAGCCGCCGCTGTAAAAAGCGAAGTAAAGATGGCTATACACACAGGTATAATGATGCCACTCAACCGCCACTTCGTATTATCATCAACTTTGTCAAACCGCCGATTCATCTCATCCATAATCTTGTCAAAGCGTTTATCCATCGCTTCGGCAATCTCACCCTTCAGGCTGTTAATGTCTGATTTGATCTGCTCTTTCAGGTGAGCTGTATCAGATTTAAGCTCACCTTTCAGATTCGCAATATCGCATTTAAGATCACCTTTCAGATTCGCAATGTCTGCTTTGAGCTCACCTTTAACCTCACCAACATCGGCTTTGGTTGAGAGGTTTGTAGTGCGTTCAGCAAGCGTCGCAAGGTCGTTTCTTGTTAGCGATAAATCACCTTCGAGCCGCTCAATTCGCCTTTCAAGTTTATCTGACATTCCGCCTCCACTATCACCGCCTCCCCCACCGAAAGAGTTGCCAATGTCCTCACGAATAAGGGTTATGCCATGCTCACTTTTAGCATATGCCACTCAGATTCCCTCCCAAACTATATATCCTTTGTCTCTTGCCCAACAAACAACTGTGTGGGCTGTATATGTGGATGTGAAGCCGCAATAAGAACATGACACTTCATACCGAGTATTGTAGATGTTAATGGGCTCGTTCTCCTTGTGTATGGGAGTGACATATTCCCAATCATTTGAATCATCATAATCATCAAGTTCAGGGTCTGTGCCGTGAACAACCGTATGTGGAATAAACAAATCTGGGCGCCCACACGAGAGACAAGAGGTTCTGGCTCCTCTATCTTTAAGGAATTGAATAAATAATTTGGGCGAAATCTGTTGCAGAACCTGCAAATGCCCACGTTCATTATCATTAAGAGACCTGTCTGCATATGGAAAATCATCAAATTTAAGAGGCTTCATATAAGGCATCTCCAAGGGGATTAAATCTCACCGCATCCTGCAGGTAATCCGGCGCAAGATGGGCATAAATCATCGTTGTCTGAATCTTTGCGTGCCCCAGAATTTTCTGGAGCGTCAGAATATTGCCGCCGTTCATCATGAAATGACTGGCGAAGGTGTGGCGCAGCGCATGAACAGCCTGGCCGTCAGGAACATCAGGTGCGACCGTTTTGATGACATCGCGAACCAATGGATAATCCAGCGTCGGAAACACCAGTTTCCCGCCCCGTTTTTTGATCTTTTCAAACAGGCTTTCAGAAATAGGAACGGTACGGTTTTTGCTGTTCTTCGTTTTTGAAAAAGTGATTCGACAATGAAGAACACGGCGCTGCTCCAGTGCCGCTACCTCGCCCCATCGCGCCCCGGTCGACAGAAGGATTTCGACAGCCAGCCGTTCATCGGGATTTTCAGCCAGTGCATCCAGCAACTGAACACATTCAGACTTACTCAGATATCCCATTTCGCGCTCGTTAACCTTCATTCCTTTAAGGCCTTGAACGGGGTTATCGTTAAGAAAATGGCCGGATGAGATGAGTGCGGTAAACATCGCGCTTAACGCCCCAATCTCTCGATTTATGGTGCTGGGCTGTATCCCCTGCTCTATCCTGGACACACGTAGCTCGGTGAGCATCGTTGTATTAAGTTTATGCACGCACGGGTCATCCATTGCCTCACTCAAGCGCAGCAATTTAAGGCGCGTGTTATGCCCTGACTTCATTAGCTGGCCGTGGTATTTCCACCACAAGTCAATAAGCACTGACAGCGGACGGCGATCAATGGAGTTTCCTTTCCACTCATTGTTATGCTGTTGCGCCAGCACCCACCGCTCATATAAAACTGCATCCGATTTCGTTTTAAATTTTTTGCGAATGCGTTTGCCTTTACGCCCCTCCGGGCGCATGTCAAGAAGATACCCTCCCGGAATTGATTTTATGCTCATTCGTGAAACCCCAGCGTTACAAGACCACCATGCCCCCAGCGCTCCATGATTAGCCGGGCTGTGTGCCAGTCTTGCGGGGTTTTTGAGAAGGCGATGTGCTTTTTGGCCCATCAGGGGAGAGAGACGGACTGATCTGCCCAGCAGCCTCATTTGTTTCGTTACTCATCAACCACGTGGTGTATTTTTTAAAGTTCGGATGCATTGTGATTTTCAGTAAAACCTCCGTCCCCACACCTCTAATACCAGTCTCATATTGCTTAACTGTACCAACCGCAATACCTATTGAATCCGCGAACTTTGCCTGGCTAAGTCCCTCAGATTCTCGAATTGCTTTTAGCTTCTTTGATATCTCTATTGACATGGTGTGCACCTGAATACTATATTGGTTATCAGTTGAGTACCACTTGACGCCACAAAAAGCCACAAATAGCACCAGATTGAATAGGTTATCACATCATGGCAAAAGTCCTGAACACATACGAACAAGCGGATTTTGAGCGTTTGGCGGCGTTCTACCCATACCGTGATGAGCATGGGTTACCTGTGCTTGAAGAAAGCCTGGAAGATTACGCGAAACGCACGAATCAAAGCATTCTTGCGGTAAGAAGGCAGGCCGACAGATCAGTAATCCCCGTCACCCAAGAAGGAAGAAACACAAAACGCAAAGTAAACCTTTTCGCAATATTCCTGAAAACCATCAGGAGCGCAGAGAAATACGTGCAGATGACAAAATAACGAGGTGTAATTTTATGCTGAAGCAACGCCATAATTTTCGTACCGGAACGGAACGCCACGCTAACCGTTTCGCTACCAGTGCATCACGTAGTAACTCCCGCTACAGCCTGAGCGAAACACACGCTACACCTGATGGCCATCCCGTAAAACAAATTGGTGAACACACCTGGCTGATTGAGAAAGCTGGAATCGTGGTTCACAGATGCCAACGCAACCCATTTACCGGAAACCGCATTTTTGCACTGAGCAACGGCGACACTCAGTTTGGACAGGATTTCACATTGTACGAAGCACTTCGCACGGTTGATCGTCTGCTTCGCGGGCAAAGTTTTATTAAACAGACTGATTTATAACAGGTGCGTTATGACCAAAGAGCATGCACAAGGTGTATTTATCCGTTTTATTGATTTTCGCGGTGAACTGTTATTGCGCGCATCAGCTATTGATGGAGTTGTCCCATCAGAAAAAAATGCAGCTACTTACGTTTATCTGAACGGCACGCGCCTGACCGTAGAACTTCCGTACCAGACTGTACACGGAATCATTAGCGAAGCTGAAAAGGCACGTCAGGTTAATGGCAATGAACCCTATATCGAAATTATTTGCATGGATTCAGAAGCTGAAATCCAGAAAGCAGATTAAAGGGTGTTGCAATGGACAAAGAATATAAAACACTCATCAACAAAGCACTTGAGCGTTTTTATTTTCGCTTAAGCGCATCAGGCGTTCATGCTGAACGTGCAGCCCGTGACTCATTGACCAGGGCAATCCGGAGTCTGTATGACGTGGCTTTTTACGCTGATGATCTGGATGCACTTAACGAACTTTCCGAGCTGATCTGTGCCGCAGAATGCGGAGAACATATTGAACCGTATAAGCTGGGGAATATCGCATGAGTATATTTATCTCATGGCTTGTTCTGATTATTTCGGTGGCCTGCGCCATTGGGATTATGCGAATTATTAATTCAGTGAAAAAGATCGAGCGTTTTTTCTCTGATGAATAACGATACAAATAAAACATCAAATTAAATAAGAAAACGTGAAAACCATCCGTATTAACGGAGGTATTCGCACACGCAAATAACGGAGATACAAAAATGCACGCAAAAGAAGAAGGTATCATCAGAGCACTGAAAGAAATTTCAAAGATGGAAAGCGAAGTAGCGAAAAAAGCCGTGGCCAATGCTCACATGGACGTCGCAACCCACACAATGATAGTCGCAAAAGTCACGGCAGAAGCTGCCAAAATCATCGAAGAACAGGGTGTGGAACTTGCGCTTCTCAAAACTAAACCAGTCACCGGACTGGATTTATCTGACACCGGACGCCTTATTTACACTATTGGCTCGGAGTCACAGCGATACACCATTATCGCCGGATTACAGAACAAATACCTGATCACTCCTCATCCCATAAGGGAATCAGCGCTTCTGACAAATCTCCGCCTGATAGAGCGCTCTCAAGTTGCATTCATTGATGACGCCCGACACACCGTATTTAACGCATAGGGTTACTGGACAAAGGGGGTGCAATGGCAATTAAGCATTTTCCCGTCGTTCGCTTTACCTCCAGAGGGCGCGAATACGAGGTCGACGAACGCCTGATTACCACTATCGACAAACATCGTTCGGAAAAGGATGCACACCACATCTACCTCACTGACGGTACTTACTTCTGCGCCACCAACGTGGCGCGGGTGAATCTTATCCGACAGGTACAGGAGCCACGCAGATGACCATTCTGGACTACATCGCTACTCATCCGGGTTGTAGCGGCGGAGAGATCGCCGCAGCACTGAATACTCCAACCACAGCCATTAATGCTGAGTTACGCCAACTTTGGCGCGGCGGCTTAGTCATCAGAACAAACCGCAGCACAGGTGGTCGCGCTCGCAAAACTGGAGGCCAGGCTTCTTACCACGTAAACCCGATGCCGTTCGGGTGTAGCAATCCACTTACTCACATGTTTAACCAGCTACTGAAGGAAGCCAGAACATGAGCACCATCAACCACCAGAAGCTACGCGAACTGGCATTTTCCCTGCAACGAATGGCAACGCCTCAAAAATTACTGGCGTTTCGCGCAATGCTCTCGCCGTCTGCTGTGCTGGCACTGCTGGATGAGCAGGAGCACGCCAGAACCACGGCTCCTGCCATTCGCCTGACGCTCCATCATGAAATCGCTGATTTCTGCGCAACGCTGGGGGCACCTGGCGAACCGGAAACGCCGGAAGCAATGCAGCAAGAGCTGCTGCAACGCATTGACAAGGTTTTTGATTTTTTTCTGAACCAGTAAGAAACCAGAACATGCACACACAAAAAAACCGCTTGCCATGCCGCAATCGGTCAGGTTACATTTCCGCTGCACCTCATAAAACGGGTGCCGGGATTCTCAACCCGATACAGAGCAAAGCGCATAACCGCGCCAGCGGTTTTTTTGTGCGTACTGTATTGCCACGTCTTTTTCGCGTCAGAATTATGGCGGGGCGTACGGGGCCGACTTCGGTCGGGCCGGATTCTTTGCTCTCCGGTGTTGAGAACCCTGTACGTCTCGCCACCCCGAGATTCTCAACTCTGGATGGTGAGCTATTTCTATCACCGAGCAAAGAGGCCACACCATGGCAAACCGCAAACAACAGCGCGCATACGCTGCGCGTCGTCACATCCAGACTGAAATCAACCGCAGACTTTCCCGCGCATCACGCGTCGCGCAAATCATGCACATCAATATGCTGCATGAGCGCAGCCACGCACTATCAAACATTTATTCCGCCTCTGTTTTCAGCTATCTGGCGGATGATCTGCACGAGCTTCAACAGCTCATCCAGCAGCAAAACAAACTCCATTAATTCCTGTTCCGGGCCTTTCCTGCACCTTGCGGCGGGAGGCCTTCGCACATCTGTAGTAAAGAGAATTGCAGCATGATTGACGCTCATGACTTCACAAGATGGGTGCGCACACAGGACACCCGTCTGGCTCCCGTTCTTCAGGGATTATTTGATCTCTACATCCGTGGTCGTGACAACAGAGCACGCACCACAAAACCAGAGAATGCAGACACCCTTTATTTCACAGTAGACGACTGCTACCGCGTGGACTTCACACCACACGGGCTGGCGTTGCACTGCCTGACACCACACGGCGAATCACTACTGGCGTATTACGACTCCCCGGCCTCCGTATTTGCGGCAATGCTGGCGCATCGCACTGCTGGCGGGTGTGCCTCGCTGAGTGAATACACCGCTGAATTTAACCGCCTTTCCACCCTCTTCTCGCAGGAGTGGCAGCGCGTGACGGGATACCAGCCATGAGTGAGTTTGCATGGAGCTGGAATGAACCACGGCCAGCCATTGATCCAGCCAGATTTACGGAGCACAGGCAGGAAACTGAAACCGACCTGCAACGCGCCATCCGTTACTACCTTGAGGCGGACAAAAGGGCACAGAAAGAACAGGAAGCGAAGGAAGAAGCCTTTTTCGCACAATCCGCCATGGGTAAAAAACTCATGGCATCCCTTGAGGAAGCCGGACAGCGTGAAAAGCTGGCACAGAGCATCATCAGTAAGCGCCGGGCAACAGAACAAGACCCGGTAGCCCGTGCCTTTGCCACACTGAAGGCGCTTCCCGTTTATCTGCGAGAACCTCTGAGCCGCCACCTCTCTTTCCTGCGCAAGAAGCAGGAAGCCGATCGTCAGAAAGGCAAAAAGAGCTGGCAGGCGGAACGCTATGCACGCGGAACCCTGCGCAAAATATTCGAACGTCTGGACCGCACCGACAGCCGCTGGCTGACACCGGGTTATCGCTCCCTTGCCGGACGCGAACGCCTGGACGATTTACTTTACCTGCCGCAGCTCAACAAACACCAGATACAGACGCTGGCCACCATGACGGCGGCGATGTTCAGCAGCACCTTCGAAAAACTCTGCGATGGCTTTGGCGCGACTGATGGCGAACTGACCATGGATGTAACGCTGAAGGCGTATCAGATGCTGGCCCGCATGGCGTTACACCTGCACGCCATGCCTCCACATTATGACGCACTGACAACAGACAAAGACCGGAGGAACGAACCGGACACGGAGCTGCTGCCGGGCGCAATCCTTCGCCTGACTTGTGCGGAATGGTGGAAACGCAAACTGTGGCTGTTACGTTGCGAGTGGAGAGAAGAACAACTCCGCGCCGCCTGTCTGGTTTCCAGAAAAACATCACCCTATCTGAGCCAGGACGCGTTAAGCGAGTTTCGCGCACAGCGCGAGAAAACACGCGATTTCCTGAAAAGTTTCATGCTGGAAAATGAAGACGGGTTCACGATTGATCTCGAGACGGTGTATTACGCGGGAGTAAGTAACCCGGTTCACCGTAAGGCAGAAATGATGTCCACCATGAAGGGACTGGAACTTCTGGCCGAAGCCCGTGGCGACAGAGCGGTGTTTCTGACTGTCACCTGCCCGTCAAAATACCACGCAACAACGGAGAACGGTCATCCGAACCCCAAATGGAACGGGGCCACCATGCGCGACTCCAGCGATTACCTGGTTAACACGTTTTTTGCGGCGGTCCGCAAAAAACTGAACCGCGACGGTCTGCGTTGGTATGGCATCCGCACGGTGGAGCCTCACCATGACGGCACTGTGCACTGGCATATGATGGTCTTTGCACATCCGGACGAGATTGAAACCATCGTGTCCCACGTCTGCGATATTGCCATTCAGGAAGACCGCCACGAGCTGGGCGATGACATAACTCCGCGTTTTAAGGCAGAGTACGTAGACGGCTCAAAAGGCACACCAACCAGCTACATCGCCACCTACATCGGAAAGAACCTGGACAGCCGCGCCGTGGATGGCATCGACCCGAAAACGGGCAAGCCACGCGTTGACCACGAAACCGGAAAATCAATGGCCGAGAGCGTGGAACGCGCCATCGGCTGGGCGCGCCTTCACCGGGTCCGCCAGTTCCAGTTCTTTGGTATCCCCTCCCGTCAGGTGTGGCGTGAACTGCGCCGCCTTGCCAGCCAGATGGCACGCAACCCGGAAGGCCCGCAACGGCTGAAGGATGACGCAATGGACGCGGTACTCGCTGCCGCTGATGCCGGATGTTTTGCCACCTACATTGAGAAACAGGGTGGCGTACTTGTTCCACGCAAAGACTACCTGATTCGCACCGCCTACGACCTCGCAGATGAGCTGAACGATTACGGTGAACAGAGCGTACAGATTTACGGGATCTGGTCGCCGCTCATTGGGGAGTCTTCCCGCGTATGCACGCATCCGGATAACTGGAAGCTGGTAAGACGCAAACCGGAAGCGGAAGACAGCGCCCGCGAAAATGGTTTTGACCTTCAGGGCGGCCCTGCCGCCCCTTGGACTCGTGGCAATAACTGTCCCCGTGTACAGGAAACGGACAACAACGGGACAGAACAGCCGGAAGAACGGCCAGCACCGTGGCCGCAGCTCCCTGACGGCGTTGAAGTGAACGAATGGATGCGCTCACTGAAACGGCACGAACGCCGGGCGCTGATGCGTTCGCTTCGTGACAAACAGGCAAAAAACAGCAGTGATGAAATGCAGAGCTGGACACAGAGCCGCAAACAGCAGCGGCCTTTGCCTGATAACCACGAATTACTCGCTAAAGAATGGCGGGAGTCTGCTGAATCTCTCGGCCTGCATATCGGTGAACAACAGATGCAGCACCTGTTACGGGGCGGCAGTCTGTACGTTGACGGCAGCATCATTGCACCGCAGGGATTTGAAATTGTACGCAAACCGGATACCCGCCCGGACAGCCGAATCACGCAGCTCTGGCAGCGCCTGAGCCGTAATCACGGCGTAAGCAGCACGGAGATCCGCCATAACCCGGTCGCCAGCTATCTGGCACAGCTGGGGGCATCAGACCCTGAAGCCGCCGCACGCCTGGCATCCACACTTCAGCAGGACCAGAACACCATGAAAACCCCCGTTACCGTGCTTTCTGACATGCTGCGCGCCATCCGCGACGCAGAGCACGCACAGAGAATCAGTGAAACCACTGAACGCGCCCGCCGCAAAGCAGACCTGCTGCGGAGTGGCCTGACCAGTGGAAACAAAAAACAGACAGAAACGGGACTCACGAATCCCGTAAATGAGCAAAAAACGCGCCGCGATATATGAAGCGCACACAAAACAGGCAAAAGCGGGATTTCAGAATCCCGTAAACGATTAATTAATCAACATAAGGAAAATCGACATGAAAATTTGTATCGACGACGGCTCCACCAACATCAAGCTGGCATGGACTGAGAACGGCGAACGCCGCAACGCCATCAGCCCGAACAGCTTCAAGTCGGAATGGTCTGCGCCGTTCGGTGGCACGCAGCCCGCGAACTACATGCTTGATGGCGTGCGCTATGGTTTTGATCCGGTCAGCGATCGCTTTGTCCAGACGACCGACACGCAATACCAATACAGCGATGTGAATGTCATTGCCATTCATCACGCGCTGGTCAAATCAGGCATCACGCCACAGGAGGTGGATGTGGTTGTCACCCTGCCACTGAGCGAGTATTTCGACACAAACGCACAGCCGGACATGGCCAACATCAACCGCAAAAAAGCGAACGTTATGCGCCCGGTGGAGTACCAGAACGGCGAAGCATTCACTATCCGTAACGTGCGGGTTATGCCTGAATCCATTCCGGCTGGCTTTAAGGCACTGGCTGACATGAGTCCGTTTGAATCCCTGCTGATTGTGGATTTGGGCGGAACCACGCTGGATGTGGCAAAGGTTCAGGGGCAACTGGCAGGTATCAGCCAGGTGTTTTGCGATCCACACGTAGGCGTTTCTCTGATGGCCGATGCCGTACTGTCGGTGATGGCCACTAACGGTATGCGCACCAGTCACCACATCGCCAATACCATTATCGAACATCGCCATGATGAAGCCTGGCTGCGCCAGCACATCCACAATGACGCGCATTACGACAGCCTGATGGCGGTTATTCGTGAAAAGGAAGAAACACTGAAACAACGAGTGATCCGCGCGCTGGCGGGTTTTTCGGGTTACGGGCGGGTGATGGTTGTCGGTGGAGGGGCGGAGATTGTGGCACCCGCTATCCGCGAAGCCTGCGGAGTTAATGCGACTTTCATCGCGGACGGGGTGCCACAGTTTGCTCTGGTCAATGGTTTGTACGCAATGGACAAGGAGTAAACCAATGACGACACCAACCAGACGGATAAGTTTCTATCTGAAGCCCGCCGCCGTCAAGAACGAAGGCGAAGCATGCGCCTGGCTGGACAGCCTTACACCAGAAGCCCGCAAAAGCGGCCAACGCGTGGCTTTTCTGGCCGGGCTGGCACTTCTGAAAATGAATCCGGCAGAGGCTTACCGACTGGCTGCATGGGCTGACGATGAGGCGTTATCAGTGACACAAACCAGGGCAGAACGCCACATGTTACAGACAGCCCCCACCGCACAGATAACCAGTCAGATGGCCGGAAATATCCGGGCGTTATTTCCCGATTAGAACTTTGCACGGGAGGTTTCCAGTTCTGAAAACAATCAACAAATAAGGAGTCGAACGTCAAAGATATAAGGCCGCCTAGCTGGCGGTCTTGTGTCTTAAAATATGTTTATCTTAATGAGGACTATTATTTTTATAAAAAATAATCATCATGAGAGGAAACATGAAAATTATAATCTCTCAATTGGGGGATAATCCCTCTACTCCAAAGCAACGTTTTATTTAGTCCAAGTCCATCTAATTTCATCATCCTGTTGCGCAGCGCAATGAATTCATTCTTGAAGTTATCTGCAGAGATGATCTTTGGGCAAAAACAAGAATACAACTTTCTATTACTTACACCACAAGCATTGGCAAGCTCATCCTCAAAATTGCTTGTTTGTTGAAATAGGTGGATTGTGTGTTTTTTCGCCTTTAATAGATTGAGATTATTCTTAAATCTATCAAGATTCTCAATCCTATCCGTATCAAAAACCACTATGATTTCGCTATTTTCGGTTAATGCTGGCATGTATTTATTTATATTAACATTCCATAAATTAGCAATTACTATTTTCTTAATAGGATAGCCTAGCAATGTTTTGAAATCCTGAAACAATGCTTTTTCCGTATCTCCCTCAACAAGAATAATAGCAAATTTCTTAACTGCCATAATCAATCCTCAAATAGCATCTCTTCGATTAATGAAACGTCAGGTATTGTAGCAAAACAGTCATTTTTTACTTTATTTAAAAGATTGCGATCATTCTTTTTATGATGTGTGGTAGCTTCAACAAAAGTGGTTACACCATCTACTTTTTTAGTAAAAGTATATGAATGCGTAGGCAGATCTAAGCTCAAGATATCATAATTATGTGTGGTGTATATAAATTGACCATATCTGCAAAGCTTAGATATAATCAGCGTGACCATCATTTTTTCTAATTCAGTATGAGTGAAGGCCATTTTCTCATCCAAAAAGTACACCCCACTGCAAGGGAAATTGAACTCTCGCTCTTCTATTTTATCTTCAAGCACTCCTGACAGGAGATGGGATATTTTTACTGCCTCATAAGTACCACGAGACAGTCTATCTTTATTTGTTATATCACCTTCCATATCAATAATAACTCTATCTCCATTATTGAAGACTACTGAATAACCCTGCAAATCCTCCTTTCCCTCATCATCTTTAAGAGTGAGTCCTGAGACAGATTTAACAGTATTGTCAAAGGTTTTTAATATGCTATTAAGCACATTCTTCTTAATTCGTGATATTTTATCCGTGTTCTCTTGGTTTTCAGATAGAATGAAATGCCAACCAAGAACAAAGTCCAAATCCTCTAAATATTGGGAAAATTCTTTTGAGTTAGCGTTTTCGGTTGAAAAAAATCTATTTTGACCATTTAATTCAAACTTTTGCGCATCCCACACAGCATCCAATCTTTTGGTCGTCTTTGCGCATGATTCCGAGCTTCTTAAATCAACAGATGCCATTGCAATTTTTTCTACAGCAACAGACTCATCCATAGCCCTAAGCCAGACACCTGCCCTAAACAAACATTTTAAATGACTCTGGAAAAAGTCAACCTCTATATATGCAGGTTTTCTTTTGTCAGTAATTTTTAACGGTTCTGGATTGAAAACACCACTACTGAGAAAACGCAACACAGAAAGCATCACGCGACCAAGAGATGTTTTACCAGATGCATTAGCACCAGAAACGATGCAAACCTTTTTGAAGTAGAACTTTTCAAATCCATCAATGTACTCACCTTCCAGTGAGCTGTTGATCGGGGGTCTGGAGAAGCTTAAGTCAAGGATGCTATTTTCAAAGCAAAACAGATTATCGATTCTGATTTTTGTAAAAGCCATTTTGTTCCACCTTTTGGAAGTAAATATTGCTACCTGTTGAGTTTACATGTAATGAGCTGGTAAGCAATACAGGGATTCGATTTAGCGCACAATAGTGCACAAATTTGCACAATTTTTTTGAACGAATTTTTGCCCTTCTGGCCCGCGTGGCGGCTGGATCCGTCAGGGATCCGTGCGTGCACAAAAAAACGCGCTTTTTCTGCGCGCAGGTGACGGGGGAACAGCCCGCGTTTCAGGGGGTAAATAGCATCCCCTGAACGATGTCGCAGCGACACAACAGAATGGCTGTATTTCTCACGCTGAGCGTGAAAAAGACGTGAGGGCTTTTGATTTGATGGGGTGGCAGATAAGGCCGTCAAAATCGCACTGAGGCGGCGAGAACATGCAGTCAGCGCGATGGGATTGTGTAAGAGTCTGACTGTCGATGATGGCAATCAGCAGGAAAGCATCGTGAAATTATCTGACTGATACAGGAGCTGGAGAGTCGGGGCATAAATTTTTTATGCCCCGGCGAAGCAGCAGACAAGCGAAGCGCGTCAGGATGTGGGCTGGGTGTCTAACAGTGCGTAAGGGTTAAAGCGGATCACCTCTTCGCCAAGCCAGTCATTGATGTGCTTCATGGCCTCCATGACGGGCATCAGCTCGTTAATTGCGTAAACCCGCGCGGCCTTCTCCACATCACCAAACGCACTTTTTTCGCCCGGCATCGCCCCCATCAGTTGCGGCGGAACGCGGTGCGCAGCCAGCACATCATCACGGGATGCCGCCTTAACATTCATGAACTCATCCTTTGCGGTGATCTGCTGGAACGGCAAAATTTGCACCCCCTCTTTGCCCCCGTTAGGCGCATGAATGAGCACGTTTTTAAACGCACCACCACCACGCGCACCCTGTAACGTTTCTTTCAGGGAGTCCATGCTTTCGCGGTTTATCTGCGCTGCACCGATGTAGATGATGCACCCGGCGTGGGATCCATTGTCGTAATACAGTTTTCTGAACATGTCCGCCGAATGAGACAGGCTGGCCGAGAGTAATGCACCAAGATATTCCGGCATGCCGTAGATTTCCTGGTTAATGTCAGGATTCATCAGGTGGCACACTTTGCCAGGGCGAAACTGAAACGCATCCTTGCCATCCTGCACATACCACCATGATTCAAGATCACTTCCGCGTCGCATGTATTTCGCCAGGGCGTGCCGTAATTTAAGCGGTTCGCCGAGCATATTGCTCCGAAGCTCAAGGAATGCGTTACCGAACACAAACCAGTCCAGCGCCAGCGCCGAGAAATCCTGCCGGGAAAGCAGCGGGTGCGGAATATAGCAACCGAGCAATACATTGCGCTTAAAGTAAAGCGCAGACTGATGCCAGGACGTTTGCCGGGCAGCTCTTGCCAGACCGTACCAGTCCACCGGGGTTTCATACCATCGCCCGTTATCAGCACAGTACATATTGTCCAGCAGGTCATGCCCGGTCAGGCGATAAGGACCATCAAATGTGAATGCACTGAGCGATGATTCTTTCCTGAGCGCATCAGCGAGATCAATGCGTGAACTCATGCGCACTTTTTTATTTTTTCTGCTCATCAGAACTCCATAACCGTGAAACGCTCGTTTTCTCCTTCGCCGCCAATTGGTTCGTTAATGACAGCAAGCATGGTTGCCCACGCAAGGTCGCCGTGGCTGATCCCCCTCGCGCGGTCCGTTTCGTAAGTGATAAAGCCGCCCGGTGTTTTCACCTTACGCACGGCGTTAAAGGCCGCGACCAGCTCGCGTTCGGCGCGATCGTATTCCCACCGTCCGGCACGCATTATTTGCAGCATTTTCAGTACCAGCGACCGTTTGGATGACAGCGTGAAGGTGTACGGAATAGCAGCAGGGAAAAACCGCTTCACTATCTGATAAACAGCCTCCCCGTTCCCGCCCGTCACATCAATGCCGATGTGTTCCACGTTGTAGCGACACGTGAACTCTTCAATGACTCTGGCCTGTTCTTCAAACTCCAGCCCCTGAACGCGTCGCGTCTCCACCGTTCGAAAACGGCCACCAGGAACAGCCGGAGGAACCACCACGGACACAGCGCCGCTGTCGCCGTTGCCACTGCTGCCGTTTGCGTCATACCCAATCCATACCGGACGATTCCCCATCGGGCGGGGAGCAAAAGGTTTCCAGTCTTTCCAGTCGTCGTATCCGTCAACACCGCAGCCAATCAGGATATTCAGGTTAAATGCCGATTCCCCTTCGCGGACAAACTCACACATATAGAGATTGAGGAACTCGTCTTCGGTGTTTTCATCACGAATTTCGTCGATATCGGTGTGTTTCCAGCCGTGTTTAACCACATCTTCCAGCGTGACAATTTGCCGCCACGTCCGGTCAGGGCAGATAAGCCCGTTATGCAGCGTTTTCCAGTCCACAGAAAAACGCTGGCGTTTATGCGTGGCCTTTTTCTCGTTCCAGCGGTCGCCGTTCCAGTAGGCGTATGCCTCGTGCGTTTCGGTGGATGGCGTGGAGAAGTAGGTGCGCCGCAGTCCGCTGAGGGTTGCCATAGCGCCAGCCACCTTGCGCAGTTCAGCAAAGCGACTGACCCAGAAAAATTCATCAAAATAAAAATTGCCCGTATAGGACTGTGCCGACGCAGCAGAAGTGCCGAGAAAATGCAGCTCTGCGCCGTTGGAGAGGATGATTTTATCGCCCCCTTTCAGCTCCACATCAACTTCAGCCGCGGCCTTCTGAATAATGCTTTTAAACTGGAACGCCTGACGACGCGACGCAGACAAAAAAATCTGGTTACGCTGGTAAGGTTGCGCCACATCGTCACGCAGCGCCATCAGCAGAGCTTCCTGTGCAAAATACCAGGTCGCCCCAATCTGTCGGGATTTCAGGATCATCCTGTTACGTATCCCGGCTTCCCTGCAAAGGGTCAGGGAGTCAAACCAGCCCCGCTGATGCCACTCCAGCCTGCTGATGATTTTTTCCCGCAGTGCGGCAATCTGTTCCGGCGTGAAATGATTTTTGAGTTTTTTCGCCCGGCCTTTCTTTCCTGTGGCCGTCGCATCCGGCTGGCCATCATGCAGTTTTTTAAGCTGCCGGGTCAGCAGGTCTATTTCCTTGAAGTCACCACCTGTTTTATTCTGTTTTTCAGTGAGCTGGATGAGGCGCGCATCGATGGACTGCGTGACACGCTGCACGGGTGGCGTTTCATCCCACTGGTCGCGTTTTTTCCACGCATAAATCGTGTTCGGGTTTATTCCCATCAGACGTGATATTTCTGCGGGCGGATAACCCTGCCAGTAAAGTTGCCGCGCACGCTGGCGCACAAAAGCGTCCTGAATCATTGCTCCCCCTGAGTAATTACAGGAAGATTACCCGCGCGCGAAACTGTTCTCCTTAACCCCCTGTTCTGGCCGTTTTCTTACAACAAAAGCCCTTTGTATCAGCCTGTTACGCTTTGCCATCATGACTGAAGAACCAGTCAGAGGGGCAAAAACTATGGCTAATGAAAAAAAGACATCCCGCAAAAAGTTTCGCGTGGCTGTCTCCGGTGTAACGGCAGACGGGCGCGAAATCAACGGCGACATGCTGAAAGCTGCCGCCACCAGTTATAACCCGTCCGTTTATGGTGCACGTGTGAATATTGAGCACATCCTGTCACCACTCCCCGGTAGCGAGTTTTCCGCTATGGGCGATGTTGTGGGGTTGAGCACCGAAGACATAACCGATGGCCCGCTGGCAGGTCGCACGGCACTGTATGCCGAAATTGAGCCGACCGCTCGCATGATGTCCCTGCTTAACGATGGTAAAAAAATTTACTCCAGTATTGAGCTGGAACCACAGTCAACCATCACGGGAGGCCCTTACCTGCGCGGGCTGGCAATGACCGACACCCCCGCCAGCCTGGGCACGGAACGTCTGGCCTTTGCGGCACAACAACGTATGCAACTGATGACATTCAACTGTCAGCAGGGAGACGTGGCGATGTTTACCGCCGCTATGGAGTCAGAACTTATCGAACTCACCGAACAACGTCAGGAAGAAGGCACCCAGTGGTTTAACCGCGTTATGGGGATTATTGGCCGTGGCCGCAAAGCGGATGACGCCAGTTTCTCCCGTATTCAGGAAGCGGTGGAAGGTGTCGCAACGTCACAGGCCGACATTATCGACCGTTTTAATGTGCTGGAAACCCGCCATCAGCAGGACAGCCAGAAAATCACTTTACTGACCACAGAGCTGGCAGCACTAAAGGAAAAACTGCGCACGCAGGACGGCGATCCGCAGAATCGGTTCACCGCAACGGGCGCAGCCTCCGACCAGCTGGCTGACTTCTGATAAGACAAAGGAGCAAATTTTTTATGAATCTGGTGATGTCAGATATTACCCGCAACAAGCTGGGTTGCTATATGGCGCAGCAGGCGTCGCTTAACAATATCCCGGTTTCCGCACTGGTATCGCGATTTACCGTGGAACCCTCGGTACAGCAGCGTTTTGAAAACGCCTCAAAGGAAAGCACCGAATTTACAAAAAGAATTAACGTGATCGGCGTGACCGACCAGAAAGGCGAAAAAATCCTCCTGGATACCACCGGGCCGATTGCGCGCACGAATACCAGTTATGACGGCACAAAACGCCGTAACCCGAATAACGTGGTTGATCTGAAAAACCGCAAATACCAGTGCGAACAGGTGAACTACGACACGTTTATTTCGTATCCGCAGCTTGATGCCTGGTCGGCACACCCTGATTTTCAGTCCCGCATCAGCGCACAGATTGCCCGACAGGTGGCGCTTGACCGCATCATGATCGGTTTCAACGGCACGTCTCACGCGGATGAGTCCAACTTCAGCACCAACAAGCTGCTTCAGGACGTTAACGTGGGATGGCTGGAGCACATCAGAACCGACGCCAGCGAACGCGTTATGAATGACGTGACGCTGACCTCCCGCAACATGGACAACACCGTGGCGCACGCGGGTAAGTATGCGAACGCTGATGCACTGGTACAGGACGCGCGTTCATCCCTGCTGGATGAATGGCACAAGGAAGCTGACGACCTCGTGGTGATTATGGGGCGCAACCTGTTTAACTCGCTGCGTCTGCCCGTGCTGAACAGCATCAGCGGCCAGAATCCCAATGCGGAATTACTCGCCGGGCAGCTCATCCTGTCATCGCGCACCATTGGCGGGCTGGGCGTGTTCCTTGCGCCGTTCTTCCCGGATGCAACGATGCTGATCACCTCGTTCAACAACCTGTCGATTTACTGGCAGAAAGGTTCAATGCGTCGCCTGATGAAAGACGAGCCGGAATACAACCGCATCGCCACCTACCAGTCCATCAATGACGCTTATGTCGTTGAAGACTATGGCAAGTGCGCGATGGTCACTGGCCTGAAGTTCGCCGACAGCTAATCAACTCACGGCGGGCATCATGCCCGCCAGTAACGGAGAGAACAAATGATTACTCCTGCACAGCAACACTGGCAGAACGTGATGGCACAGCGCGCAGGCCGGGCGAATGAAGGCGTGGACCACGCCGCGCGTACCGCGCATGAAGAGGTGCTGTATCGTCTGCGTCTGGCACAGGCCCGGCTTAAGGGCGTACAGGCCAGAAGCGCGAAAGCCGCCATCAAAAAAGAGTTGTTGCCGGATTTTTCCGGCTGGATTGAGGGAACGCTGGAGGCTGACGGCGGGCAGCAGGATGAAGTGATTGCCACGCTGATGGTGTGGGCGATTGACTGTGGCGATCTTCCGCTTGCGCTGCGTATCGGCGCGTATGTGGTCCGTCACAACCTCATCATGCCGGATAACTTTGGCCGTACTGCTGCCACGGTACTGACCGAAGAAATCTGTAATCCGGTACTGACGCAGGCCGGGACGGATGCCGACGCGGATTTGTCCGCCTTTATCGAACCACTGGACACCCTCCGGGAGATTGTCACCGACCAGGACATGCCGGACGAAGTGCGCGCCAAATTATGCAAGGCGTGCGCCTTTGCCCGCCGTGGCCTGAGTGATGCGGACAGCATGGCCCTGTCACTGAAGCTGCTGCGCGAAGCAATGCACCTGAACCCGAACGCAGGTGTGAAACGCGAGATTGCAACCCTTTCCCGCGCCCTGAAAAAAGCCGATTCCGCAGCCGCACCAGAAGACGCCAGCGCACAGCAGGCGCAGGACGAAAGCAGCAAAAGTAAAAAGACAACGCGGAAGCCTGCGACACGAAAAACCACCGCGACGCAGAAGGCGAAGCGCGGTTAACGACTGACCCCGTCAGCGGGCGGCGTGCGCGGTGTTCCGGTTTGACTCCGTGACCGTTTACACCGCGCACCCACCGCCCGATTTTTTCAGGAGTGAACCCCATGAGTATGGTTGCCAGAACCAACCCCGGACCCGCAGAGGACGACATCACCGATACCGATGATGGTGATACCCGTATTTCAGCGGGTGCATTCTGGCCGGATATTGTGCTGCGTGAACTGCGTCTGGCGGTACGACTGCCGGGCCGTGTGACCACCTCCCGCCTGCTGCATACCGCCACCGGGGCCGTGGCACACGTTACCCGCGAGCTGGAAGCGTGGCAGCAGGAACAGCAGGCGGCTGGCCATCAGACGCTGGCCGATGTTCCGGCACCCGTAATTAACGGAGAAAGCGTCAATCTCTGGCACTGGCGCAATGCGGTTTACACCGCCACACGCGCCCTGATTCTGGAGCGTTACCGCGATGCGGACACAACGGACAAGGGCGACCGCCGGGCGGACGCACTGGATATACAGACATCGGATTTGTGGCGCGATGTGAGCTGGGCCATCTCTGACATTCTGTGCCGCCCGCGAATCTTTGCGGAGTTGTGCTGATGAAAGTGAAGGCACTGGAAGGCGACACCGTGGATTCGCTCTGTTTCCGGTACTACGGCACGACGCAGGGCGTCACCGAAAAGGTGCTGGATACCAACCCCGGACTCTGTCAGCAGGTATTTCTGGACGCCGGGCAGGAAGTGGAGATGCCGGAGCCGGAGAAGAAGAAACGAGAAATGATTCAGTTGTGGGGGGAGTAGCAGTGAGCACCATTCAAACAGGGATCACAGAGCAGGTTATTGCGTGGCTCTTTGACCACCTGCCAACGGTGTATGCAGTAGGCGCGGCGGTCAGCATTTCCGCGCTGATGAGTCTTTATGACGGACGAACACTGGTTCAGACCGTAACGGGATCGCTGGCGTGCGGCGTTCTTGCCATGGCCGTGGCCGGGTCGTTGCGCTTCTTCGGGTTTCCTGAAGATGCCGTGACGTTTATCGGCGCATCAATCGGTTTTATGGGCGCAGAGAAAGCACGCGACAAGGTTATTGCGGCCTTTAATCGCAGGGTGAAGGAGAAGGACGAATGAGCAACACATTTAAATTCAGCAGCCGGAGCGAAAAGAATTTGCAGGGCGTAAATCCTGATCTGGTGAAAGTGACCCGACGGGCACTGGAAATTTCGGAAGTGGATTTTGGTATCACCGAAGGGTTGCGCAGCCGTTACCGCCAGAAGCAACTGGTGGCCACGGGTAAGAGCCAGACCATGAACAGCCGCCACCTTACGGGACATGCCGTGGATGTTGTGGCTTATATCGGCAGCCAGGTGTCATGGGAATGGCCGCTGTACGAAAAAATCGCAGCAGCATTCAGACAGGCCAGCCGGGAACTGAATATTCCGGTGGAATGGGGCGGCGACTGGAAGACCCTGAAAGACGGACCGCATTTTCAGTTACCACACGGAGCCTATCCGGCATGAAGCTCTGGCCCACGCTGGGTGTCGCTTTCCTTCTGATTGCCGCATGGGGAACATCCATGCGCCTGTCGTGGTCGCTGGGCCGGGAGAACGCCAGAAACGAAGCGCAGGCCAGCGCCCTGAAAAGTACCGTCGACACCCTGAATATCATCAGCACCGGGGTGCAGGATATGCAGCAGGTGCTGGCGCAACTCCGCGTGGAAAATCAGCAACGCAATCAGGACGGAGAGGCCAGACGTGAACAGCTACGCAACGATATTGCAAAAGATGAATGCGCCCACGCTTTGCCTGACGCTCGTTTTACTGACAGGTTGCGCAGGCACGCAGAACGCGCCACGGCCAGCGCCGTCAGTCCGGCTTATACCGCAGACGCTGACCATACCGGTAACGCCTCCCCCCTTCCCTGACTCTCCCACATGGGGAAATCTCGGTATATGGGGCGACCGCCTTCTGGATGCACTGGAAACCTGTAACACGGATAAACGGGCCATTGAATTACTGGAACAGCGCAGGCTGCAAAGACTGAACAACGAGGACAACAACCATGCTGAAAACTGATTCCCTGCGTGAAGCCATGACCCGTTCATGCCGATGGTGTCAGGCCAACCCGGAAAAATTCACCATTTTCGTGGAGAGCGGCAACATTGAAACGACAGGAGAAACCCCATCGTTTGTTTACCGCTATCAGATGGTGATGTTTGTCATGGATTACGCCGGGGAGCTGGACGACCTCACGCTGCCGCTGCTGGCGTGGTTATCCGAAAATCAGCCACAGTTGTTGCTCAACCCTGAGCGTAATCAGGACATCAAATTCTCCGCCGTTATCAATGACGATGACAGCGCCGATCTCCTGTTTACGCTCCCCCTGCGGGAACGCGTTCGCATCACGCGCAGCAGTCAGGGCACACCGCAGGCAGAACACCTGCCGGAGCCAAAACCCCGCCTGCCATCTTCCGAAGGCGACTGGTCGCATGTATTCCAGGATGTGACGTGGGGTGAAAGCGATGGATAAGGCATTCACCCGCGTGGATGAAACCTTTGAGGCCATCCGCGACAGCCTGAATCAGCAGGCCATCAATAACATCGCCAGAAAGCTGGCACAGGATTTACGCCGCGCCCAGCAGGCGCGTATCCGGTCACAGAAAGCGCCGGACGGGACCGCGTGGACACCACGCAGACGCCGCGTAACCCGGATACAGGAGCGCATTCGCTTTATCTGGAATAACGAAGCACGCACGCTGAAAAACTGGCATCACGACACGGGGAAATACGGGCGAACCATTACCGGGTGGGATGAGGATAAAAACAATATCCGCACGTTTTACCGGGATGACATCGACCGTTTTCTGGAAATACGCACCCGGCGCATCAACCAGGACAGCACAAAGCGCGTCCCCATGTTCGTAAAACTGCGCACCGCCCGCTACCTGAAAGCCCGTGCAGATGCTTCCGGTGTGACGGTGGGTTACAGCGGCGTGGCCGCACGTATTGCACGCGTTCATCAGTTCGGTGAGCGCGATCAGGTTGCGCCGGGCATTTTCACCGATTACCCGGTACGTGAGCTGCTGGGTATCAGCCAGGCAGATGAGCGCCTGATTTATAACACGGTGCTGGGCCGGATTGCGGAGGCTGTACGGTGAGCGCAGAACTCATGCGACTGCTGAGCAATATCATCCGCACCGGGATCATCTCTGAAGTTGATGAGGAATCCTGGTGCGTGCGCGTTCGCAGCGGCGAACTGGAAACAGGCTGGTTGCGCTGGAACACCACGCGCGCGGGAGCCTTCAATGTGTGGCTGCCGCCATCACCAGGCGAACAGGTGGTAATTGCCTGCATTGGCGGCAACCCGGAAACCGCCATGATAATTGGCAGCCTGTGGAGTGATGCCAGTCCGGCCCCCGGCAAAAGCCTGAAAGAAATCGTGGTCAGCGCGCCGGATGGCGCGGTGTTCCGCTACGACGCGGACGCAGGCGCACTGAGCGCCAGCGGCATGAAAACGGCCACTTTACAGGCATCCGTCAGCGTGACACTGGACACGCCCGTCGTGGAATGCACAGACCTTCTGAGAACGGCGACGCTTGACGTCACAAAAGGGGGAAAGATGAGCGGCAATATCACGCACAGCGGCGGCAATTTCACCTCAAACGGCATTACCGTGCATACGCATAAACACGGTGGCGTGAAAGGTGGCAGCGATTCGACAGGAGGCCCGCAGTGACAACCCGCTACACAGGAATGAACCCGGACGGAACGGGAAACCTGAACGAAATGGAGCACCTGAAACAGTCAGTCAGGGACATCCTGACCACCCCGCTGGCAAGCCGGGTTATGCGACGGGAATATGGCAGCCTTGTGCCTGATTTGATTGACGAACCCATGAATAACACCACGCGTCTGCAATGCATGAGTGCTGCCGTGATTGCGCTGACACGATGGGAACCCCGCATTGCCCTGGATGCCATCGACGTTGTCTGGAAAGCGGGAGGCCGCGCCGGGGTGACGCTGTCGGGCACTGTCATGCAGACCATGCAGAATGTTGAATTAACCATCACGCTGAGGGAGTAAATCATGCCCGCCGTTGACCTTTCACAATTACCGGAACCCGCCATCATAGCGGAGCCTGACTTTGAGGCAATTCTGGCTGACACAAAGGCCATGATGATTGCGTCCTATCCTGCCGAACAGCGTGAAGCCGTCTCCGCCGCGCTGGAGCTGGAATCGGAACCCCTGAACGTTATCGCTCAAACCATGTCTTTTCGTGAAATGCTGTTACGCCAGCGGGTTAACGAGGGCGCACGCGCCTGCATGTTAAGCCACGGTTCAGGGACAAACCTGGACAACCTCGCGGGCAATATGAACACAAAGCGCCTGGTTATCACTCCGGCAACGGATACCACCGACGCGGTGATGGAGAGCGACACCTCGCTGAGATTGCGGGCGCAGCGGGCGTACGACGGCCTGAGTGTTGCTGGCCCGTCAGGTGCATACGAGTATTTTGCACGCAGCGCCAGCGGTCTGGTGCGCGATGCGCGAGCTATCAGCCCGTCTCCGGCCTGTGTGACGGTTTCCATTCTGTCCACTGAAGGCGACGGCACAGCAACGGAGGCGTTGCTTAATACCGTTCGCGCCGTTCTGAATGCAGAGGATACCCGCCCGGTGGCCGACCGCCTGACGGTACAGAGCGCCAGAATCGTGACATGGCGGCTGAAGGCAAAACTGTACTTTTATCCCGGCCCGGAATCCGAACCTATTCTGGCTGCGGCTGAATCGTCGTTCAGGAAGTGGCTGGCTGAGCAGGGGCTTATCGGTCAGGACGTGGCGTTGTCCGCCATTGCTGCCGCACTGCATGTGCACGGTGTGCAACGCGTGGAGATAATCGAACCCACACAGAATATGGCCATCAGCGACATACAGGCGGCGCGCTGTGAGTCATTCACCATCAGCGAAGGTGGGCGTAATGAGTAATTCGTTGTTACCACCATCAGCCAGCAATTTCATGCGTTGTGCCGAAGCCGTCGGAACACGCATTACAGACATTCCGGTAGACCTCAACACGCTGTGGTCGCCGGACACCTGCCCGGTGCATCTGCTGCCTTATCTCGCCTGGGCGTTTTCCGTTGACCGCTGGGATCGCAACTGGCCGGAAGAGACAAAGCGACAGGTTATTCGTGATGCATGGCTGATACACCGACACAAAGGGACCATCAGCGCACTGCGCCGGGCCATTGAGCCGCTGGGATACCTCATTCGCGTGTCTGAGTGGTGGGAGTTCGGCGGAGAACCGGGAACATTTACCGTTGAAGTCGGCACGCTGGACAGTGGCGTGACGGAGGAAATGTATCTGGAAATGGAGCGGTTGATTGCTGATGCCCGTCCGGTCAGCCGCCACATGACAGGGCTGAATATCATTCAGGAGATCCCGGGAGATATTTTCGCGGCGGCAGCAACTTACGACGGTGAAGTCATTACCATTTATCCGGACGATTAAGCATGAGTACCACAACACGTAAATTTAAAACCGTTATCACCGATACGGGTGCCAAAAAATTAGCTCAGGCAGCCGCGCCAGATGGTAAGCCTGTCCGCCTGACTCATATGGCCGTGGGCGACGGTGGCGGTACATTGCCCACACCTGACAGTAAGCAGACCCGTCTGGTGCATGAGGTGTGGCGACATACTGTTAATCGCGTCATCCTGGACGCAACACATCAGAACCGTATTATTGCAGAGCTGGTTATTCCTCCTGAAACGGGCGGATTCTGGATCCGGGAAATTGGTGTATTTGATGAGCACGGCGATTTAATCGCGGTGGGCAATACTGCCGAAAGTTACAAGCCAGCCGTTGCCGAAGGGTCCGGTCGTGCACAAACATTTCGCACCATTCTGACCGTATCCAGCACTGCCACCGTGGCGCTTACCGTGGATAACACCATGGTGATGGCCACAGTGGATTACGTGGATGACAAACTGAAAGAGCATGAACAGTCACGACGTCACCCGGACGCCTCGCTGACCGCAAAAGGCTTTGTTCAACTCAGTAGCGCTACTAACAGCGTGTCTGAAACGCAGGCTGCAACGCCGAAAGCAGTAAAGGCCGCGTATGACCTTGCTAACGGTAAATATACTGCGCAGGATGCCAGCACGACGCGAAAAGGCCTTGTCCAGCTCAGTAGCGCCACCAACAGCACGTCTGAAACGCAGGCTGCAACGCCGAAAGCAGTAAAGGCCGCGTATGACCTTGCTAACGCAAAATATACCGCTCAGGACGCCACGACGGCACAAAAAGGGATAGTCCAGCTCAGTAGTGCCACCAACAGCACGTCTGAAACACTGGCCGCGACATCGAAAGCGGTTAAGGCGGTAATGGATGAAACGAACAAGAAAGCGCCCTTAAACAGTCCTGCGCTGACCGGAACGCCAACAACGCCAACTGCGCGACAGGGAACGAATAATACCCAAATCGCAAGCACGGCTTTCGTTATGGCTGCGATTGCCGCCCTTGTAGATTCGTCACCTGACGCACTGAATACGCTGAACGAGTTAGCGGCGGCGCTGGGAAACGACCCGAATTTTGCGACCACCATGACTAACGCGCTTGCGGGTAAGCAACCGAAAGATGCCACCCTGACGGCGCTGGCCGGGCTTGCTACTGCGGCAGACAGGTTTCCGTATTTTACGGGGAATGATGTCGCCAGCCTGGCAACCCTGACAAAAGTCGGGCGGGATATTCTTGCGAAATCGACCGTTGCTGCCGTTATCGAATACCTCGGTTTACAAGAAACGGTAAACAGGGCTGGTAACGCCGTGCAAAAAAATGGCGATACTTTGTCCGGTGGGCTTACTTTTGAAAATGACTCAATCCTTGCCTGGATTCGAAATACTGACTGGGCGAAGATTGGATTTAAAAATGATGCCGATGGTGACACTGATTCATACATGTGGTTTGAGACAGGCGACAACGGCAATGAATATTTCAAATGGAGAAGCAAACAAAGCACCACAACAAAAGACCTGATGACGCTGAAATGGGATGCACTAAATATTCTTGTTAATGCCGTCATTAATGGCAGCCTTGGAGTTGGTACGACGAATGCGTTAGGTGGTAGCTCTATTGTTTTTGGTGATAATGATACCGGATTTAAACAGAATGGAGACGGTATTCTTGATGTTTATGCTAATAGTCAGCGTGTATTCCGCTTTCAGAATGGAGTGGCTATTGCTTTTAAAAATATTCAGGCTGGGGATGGTAAAAAATTCACGCTATCCAGCTCCAACAACTCCACGAAGAACGTAGGGTTTAATTTATGGGGCGCTTCATCAAGACCAACTGTTGCAGAGCTTGGTGATGATTCAGGCTGGCATTTCTATAGTCAGCGAAATACAGATAACTCGGTGATATTTGCTGTAAACGGTCAGATACAACCCAGCAACTGGGGGAATTTTGATTCACGCTATGTGAGAGATGTCAGACTTGGCACGCGTGTTGTTCAAACTATGCAAAAAGGCGTGATGTATGAAAAATCAGGCCATGCAATTACGGGGCTTGGCATTGTCGGCGAAGTTGATGGCGATGATCCGGCTGTGTTCAGACCAATACAAAAATACATCAATGGCACATGGTATAACGTTGCACAGGTATAAATCATGCAGCATTTAAAAAACATTACTGCTGGCAATCCTAAAACAAAAGAGCAATATCAGCTAACAAAGAATTTTGATGTTATCTGGTTGTGGTCAGAAGATGGGAAAAACTGGTACGAGGAATTAAAGAACTTTCAGGAAGACACAATAAAAATTCTTTATGACGAGAATAATATTATTGTCGCCATCACCAAAGATGCCTCCACGCTTAACCCTGAAGGCTATAGCGTCGTTGAAGTTCCTGATATTACAGCTAATCGCCGTGCCGATGATTCAGGTAAGTGGATGTTTAAGGACGGGGCTGTAGTTAAGCGGATTTATACGGCAGACGAACAGCAACAACAGGCCAAATCACAAAAGGCCGCATTACTTTCCGAAGCTGAATCAGTTATCCAGCCACTGGAACGCGCTGTCAGGCTGAACATGGCGACGGATGAGGAACGCGCACGACTGGAGTCATGGGAACGCTACAGCGTTCTGGTCAGCCGTGTGGATACAGCAAATCCCGAATGGCCACAAAAGCCTGAATAAAAATTAAGGCCCGATAGCGGGCCTTGTCTCATTCAGGTTGTTTGGGAAATGTTACTGGCAGGCTGGAGGTGTCTGTGGATTCGACTTTCTGCGCGTAGAGCATCCACTCTGTTAATTTTTGTTTATTCTCGTCGGAAATGATACCCAGCCGTAGCTGTGAGTCCCATAGCTGGGTTTTATCCCTGACGAGCTGTAGCAAGCTTTGCTTTTCATTTTCCGCTTGTTGCCTCTGCTCTTCCTCGGTATAAGTTCGCTTTACCACTACGCCATCTTTGAACATCCATTTACCCGAAATATCAGCCCGGCGATTTGCTGTAATATCAGGTAATTCAACGACGCTTGCGCCTTCTGGATTAATTGCTGAAACATCCTTTTCAATACAAATAATAACGCCGTTATGGTCATAGACCATTTTCAACGTATCAGACTGGAAATTCTTTTGTTCCTCATACCAGTTTTTTCCATCCTCTGTATAAAGCCATTTGATGTTAAATTGCTTTGTTAGCTGATATTGCTCTTTTGTTTTAGGATTGCCAGCAGTAATGTTTTTTAAGTGCATCATCGTTAAATACTCCCCGCGTTATACCACGTCCCATTAATGCAATACTGAATTGGCCTTGCCTGAGTTGTATCAATTAATTCGTCACGGTTTCCGTTAACTGAACCTGTAACGACATAACCTGACTTATCAGACCAACCAGGCCCATTCCATGTTTGAACAGATGACAGTCCTCCTAAACGGACACCTGTAATAAATCGTGAATTACATTCCGCTTTAGTATATGCACCAACATCTCCTGCTGAAGGTTTTCTGGTGGTGGTGTAAAATTCGGACCAGTCGGCTTCAAAACCATAACCATCACGGGCTGAACGATAAAAAATACCGCCATTTTTATAATTAATCCGAAACTGAGCTGCAGGACAACTTCCTTCTCCCATATAAAAATGAATAATTAACGTTGATGCACCACTAATAGTTGCGTTATAGGCTCCGCTACTCCAGTTCCATCCAACTGCTTTATCATTCGCAACGGTGCTTCCTGTTTTCCCTAAGGCAAACGCACCAACATGACTTGCTTTTAATGTGATATCGGAGGAACCATCAAAAGCCACATTGCTTATTTTCCTGGCAGTTTTTAATTTTGCAGCTGTAGAAGCATTGCCGGATAGTTCACCAGAAAGGCCACCGCTGAATGTTTGTCGATTAGTCCAGGTATTCGCTGTACTGAGTAACGGTATTTTCTCCCCGCTTGTGCCGAGTTCTCGTAAACCGAGGTTTTAGATAATGGCCGTTTCTGACCTGCATGGCATGATTTACGCTTTTGGACGGGAGATTCAGCGTGCTGATTGGCTATGTAAGGGTATCAACAAATGACCAGAATACAGACCTGCAACGAAACGCTCTTGTTTGTGCAGGATGTGAACAAATATTTGAAGATAAATTAAGCGGGACAAAGACAGACCGACCGGGATTAAAACGCGCTTTAAAGCGCCTTCAAAAAGGTGACACGCTGGTTGTCTGGAAACTGGATCGCCTCGGGCGAAGCATGAAACATCTGATTTCTCTCGTCGGGGAACTACGGGAGCGAGGGATTAATTTTCGCAGTCTGACCGACAGCATAGATACATCTTCTCCAATGGGGCGTTTTTTCTTCCACGTGATGGGTGCCCTGGCTGAAATGGAACGTGAATTAATTGTTGAACGTACACTGGCCGGACTGGCGGCAGCGCGTGCACGGGGGCGCACAGGCGGACGTCGACCGAAGCTGACAAAAGAACAGCATGAGCAAATAGCAAGGCTGATCAAAAACGGGCACGACAGAAAACAACTGGCAATAATTTACGGCATTGGTATATCGACGATTTATCGTTACCACCCCGCAGGAGAATCAAGCGGAACAATAGAGAAGAGTCAGGAAACAAAATAACCGCTAATCTGACCATTAGCGGTTTTTGTGTTAAATCAGAACAGCCCTTTAACTGAACTGGCCGCGCTGTTAAGAGATGATGTCACCTTATCTTTGAAGCCGGACAGCATATCGCTGAACGATGAGGATTGCAGGCGCTCCCGCAAATCCTCATCACAGCGTTCAAGGGTCAGTGAAAATTCTATCTTTTTCGCCTTACCGTAGCGATCAAACTCGGAACGGGTCGTATTCGTTTCAGTCAGCACATACATGCCGTAAATCTGCCCGACACCATCAATCAGAGGCCAGGGGCGTCCTGTATATGCCTGCGTGGTCAGCAACGAAAGCGACACTTCGCCACCTGTAATTTCAGGATAAAGCACGCCAGAAAGCACAATGCGATCATCACCTGCACCGATATACTGCCAGCTTGCTGAGCGGTTAACGCGTTCATTTTTCACATGCCGCCAGCTTTTGTTTTGCTGTAACTGCTGATGCGGCAATGTGCGCAGCTCAAAAACAAACATGCCGTAGATCATCATCATGGCCATGACTCCTCAATCTTTATCGTAAAAACTGCCACGTCCGGCACGGGCGCGCCGTTCCATCTCTGCCCTGACCATTTCACCGACCAGTTTCGCCAGTTCGCGGGGATTCTGCGTAACAACGTTATGCAGATGGACATGAATTTCACCACCAAATCCGGAGGCAACAGGCTCCCGGTTACGGGAAGTTACAGGAACTGATGCCACTGGCGATCGTATGGCCTCCGCCACCGGGCGGGAGCTGGCCGCAACAACAGGGACCAGCGCCGGAGGCAGCGGAGCCGGGACCACGGGGGTGATATTAATTGCGGGGGCAGGCTTACTGACCTGCGCAATCTTCCGCTCCTGCCACTCCCCACGAACAGCAAGTGCGCGGGGCAGGTTCTTAAAGACAATATCGCCGGGGCCAATGCGTTTTTTCGTCTCATCAACCAGCTTACCTGTGTTATCAGCAATTTTGCTGAGTCTGCGTAGCGTCCCGGTATTGCTGTCTGTGAGCGGTTTGTTGTCTTTGGGTTTATCACCTCCGGTGCCATTGCCATTTTCCACAGGCTTCGGCGGATTGATTTTCGCCAGGTCCCCCTGAAGCAAGGCAACCTTGTCCTGAAGAATGGCCGCACGCTGTGCGTCTTCGATTTTCTTGCGCGCCCTTTCCGCTTCATCCGGAAGGACGCCAAGTTTTTCAAGTATCCACGCCAGCGTATCCAGTAGCATTTTTGCAGGTGTCAGAACAAGTTGTAACGCACCGCCAAGAACGTTACCGAATATCTCGCCAGCACTGGTACATTTATCCAGCGTTTCCTTGCTGGACTCCATCGGTGACAGCAGCGATTTAAACCAGTTAAACACCAGGCTGATCCCGCTTCCGATTGCGTCAAAAACAGGACCAAACCGTTCAAAGGTTTCGCGCAACGGGGTCAGCCTTTCCATAATCCCGCTGAACACCCCGGCAAAAAATGCCCTGATGGGATCCCAGTATTTCCAGATAAGAACGGCAGCTCCGGCAAGCGCAGCCACGATAAGACCAACCGGACTGAACAGCGCCCCGATAGCGCCTCCCAGTAAAGAAACGGAACCCGTCACCATTCCCCACAGCGCAGGCAACACCCTGACGACATTCATTGACCGGGTAAGAATGTCAAAACCAAGACGCAGGGTGGCCAGCTTCCCGTAAAGCACCCCAATAACCAGCGACAACGAGCCAATCGTTGCAGTCATTGCCAGCAACGCACCGCCTGCTATCAGTAGCTGGCGCGTCAGCACCGGATGGGCCTGCGCCAGCGAGGTGATTTTTTCAAGCACCCGCGTGAGCCACTGCGTGACAGAACGCAGCGGACCGTCAACCAGATCACTGATGCGAATACGAAGACCTTCCCATGCGCTGTCGAGATTTTTCAGGTCCCCATCAAGATTATCGGCCATTACTTTTGCGACGCGATCGGCCTCTCCCCTTGCCCCCTGCAATTCTCTGGTCAGTTTTTGCAGCTCTCCTGAACCAGCCGCCGCAACAAGCGTCTGCAAACCAACGAACGCCTCTTCTCCGGCGATGTCCTTGAAGAAGGAAACCTGGTCCACCTGTCCGTATTTTTGTGTCGCCTTATAGAGATCAAGCAGCACATCCTCCATCGGGCGCATTTTGCCTCTGGCGTCAGCAACTGACACTCCCAGCTCTTTCAGCGCATCAGCCGCAGCTTTTGGCGGTGATGCAAGGCGGGACAGACTTGCGCGCATGGCCGTACCAGCATCGCTTCCGCGAAGACCATTATTGGCAAGCATCCCGGCCATGGCTGCCGCTTCTTCAAGACTGATACCAAGTTTTGCGGCAACCGGACCGGTATACTTCATGGTTTCGCCCAGCGCGCGTAAATCAGTATTGGTCCGGGTGAATGCCGCTGTCAGCGTATCGCCAACCCGGTCCATTTGATCGGCTGTCAGGTTGAACTGTGTGAGGATATTGGAGCCTATATCAGCCGTCTCGCCGAGTTCGACGCCACCTGCCAGCGCCATATTAAGAACACCGGGCAATGCGGCCTGAATGGCCTGCGGAGTAAAACCAGCCATTGCCAGAAAGCTCTGCCCACTGGCGGCATCACTCGCAGTAAACTGTGTTTCAGAGCCAAGTTTTAACGCCTGCTCACGCAGCGCCTTAAACTGCGGGCTGTTTTTGTCGATTCGCGTCAGTGCCTGAACGCGGGACATCTCTTTGCCGAACCCGATCGCAGGCTGCAAAAAACGCCCGGCAGCATAGCCGCCCGCCGCTGCCGCACCAATTGCCAGTGCACCACCTGTTTTCAGTTTTCCCGCTGTTTCCTGCGCGCGCGAATACCGCTCACGCGCCCGCGTTACACGCGCAAGCGCCTGCCGTTCGCGTTCAAGCTGGTTGTTGTACTGTTCGGTGCGTCTGATGGCCTGCTGGATGGTGTTATCGCTGCCTGTCAGGGAAATGCCGTGGCGTTTCAGCTCTCCGCCAAGCTCCCGCATTTTTTGAATTTCCCGTGTGCGCGATTCATTCAGGCGTTCAAGCCGGGTGCTTAACTGCTGCATCAGCTTTTGTTGTTTTTCGCTGAGCACTGTACCCGTGCGTTGTAACTGATTAAGGGCGTTAAGCTGGCGTCGTGCTTTCACGATGCCCGCATCCGCTTTACTGACAGCGTCACGGGCGCGCTCAAATGAACGCGCCTGACGCTCGAGATTTTTGATCGCCCCCTGCGTTCGCTGGATGGAGTCACCAAACTGCCCCATCAGGCGGCGGGCGTTTTCGGCAGGCCGGGTCAGCCTGTCAACGGCGCTGAAAGCGACCCGGATATCAAGAGTCTTCATTATCTGCATTCCCGCTGCGAAGTGCCGCCCGCTCGCGCCAGCTAACCACTTCGCCGGGCGTCATCATGAAGATTTCGGCGGGCGACCAGTTAAAAATGGCGGCAATATCCGCCACCAGATCTTCGATGTGCTCAAAGCACACCAGGGTGATTACGCTGCCGTCTCCTGCACGCTCTTCGCGCCAGAGTCTGGCTCGCTCATAAAATTTACAGCCACAGCGCACAACTGAATAAAATCGCGTGACGACATTTTTTTAATCATCACTTCATCCAGTCGTGGCGAGGTCACGCGAGGCAACAGCGTAAACATGGTATCCGCTTTCAGATTCAGCACATCAGACAGCGACAGACCACGCAGGGATCCAGCCTGCTCAATAGCCCCGGTGATCTCCACATACGTGATTTTTTCGCCACCACGCTCAATTGGTCGGGTCAGTTTTACGCCACGTTCGACAGCCATATCCTCACCTGCCGTCACATCATCCGCCACGGTGTTATTCCGGGTTTCAGTATCGATGTCTTTCATCAGTTGTCTCCTTTTCAGTCAGAGGCGACGCACTGCGCCGCCTGCATATTACTTATCAGCCAAGCCCAAGCGCGGAACGGATACGGTCAGGCACAATGTCCTTGCCGTCCTTCCGGTAGATGTGGTTCAACAGGTCGATTTCCCACAGCGGGCGATCGTTAACGCTCAGCTTGTAGTAGGTGTTTTTGACAGCGTAAGTGTGTGATGTGGCTTCGCCCTGTTTGGCTTCCCCCATATCAATTTCCGTCACACGCCCGCGCATCTCGATTTCATACAGATCGCTTTCTGCATCGGTGTAGTATTCACCCGCAAAACGCAGCAGCGTGCCGTCAATCGTGCCGCCATATTTAAGGAACAGCGCACGAACAGCTCCCCCCATAACAAAACTCGCATCAAGCGCGGAGTCGTCCAGACCGAGATCAATACTTACCGCCCCCATCATGCCACCACCACGATAGCTGTCGGTTTTGCGCGTCAGTTTGGGCGGCGTGACGGACGTCACCTTACCCACTTCGTTTTCACCATCCACAAACAGCGTAAAAAAGCGAAGATGTTTTGGTACAGCCATCAGGCACCTCCCAGCACCGCAAATGCGGGACCAAAGAATTCATCAGTAAACGACTGGTAAAGCTCCATGTCTTCCAGCGGAGGAACGGGCGTATATTTGTAGCGAATACGCACACGCCCCTGACGTAAATTCGTGGTGCTGTTATCCACGATGTCATACCAGCACTCCGCGCCAATCAGTTTCCCGGCAGTAACCAGTGAATCCAGTTTTGCCCTGATGGCACTGATAACATCCTTCACGTTCGCAGGCGTCAGTGGACTGTCGATGGTTTCAAACTGCGCTTCCGCAATTGAATCAGCCAGCACCTGTGCGGTTCGGGTATACACCTCAAAGATGTAGGCGTTCGTTTCCGGTGTGCGGTTGCCCCAGAAGCGGAACCCGTTGCGACGAATAATGGTCGTGATTTCTTTGTTGTTGAGGCTGTTGGCATCGCTGTCTTCGGCCTGCAACGACCAGAACACATGCCTGGACATCCCCAGCACATTTTTAACCGGAACGTTGGACAGTGATTTGTGCCATCCCTGCTCATGGTCAATGTACGCACGAAGGCCGCACGCATAGGCAGGCGCGGGGAACGTTTCGTTTTTGCCACTTTTCGGGTTGTAGGCGATGAAGTCCGGCCATAAGAGCATCACCTCACGTTCATTGAATTTCTGGCGGTAGGTAATCGCCTCAGCCATCGTGTTACAGCCGTGACATGAGGCATACACAAACGCGCGCAGTTTACCCGCAATCACGCACAGGGATTTTGTTACCGCCTCCGTGTCCAGCTCCGGCGCGGCCAGAATACGCGGACGGTATCCGATGCTTTCATCCTGCTCTGCAACAAGCAGCGCATACATCCCCGTATAGCTGCCGTCAGATTCAGAACCACCGATAACCAGTTGATCCTGCGTTTTTCCGTCTTCTTCTTTGTGTTCAGCCACGCGAACGACGATCACCTTTGTGCTCACCTGGTCTGCGATGGCCTTAAGCGCACGATAAAGCGTCCCCGTTGTTCCGCATTTTCCCAGCACGTCATTGACGCGGGTCAGCAGTGTGGGCTTGTTCAGCGGGAACAGCTCCGCGTCCGCAGCATCCGCCGTTGCCACGATACCGATAACACTGGAATCAACATCATTAATCGCTGTTACCAGGTCGGTACTTTCCGTAACACGGGCACCATGAAAACGAGTTTCACTCATAGCTTCAGCCCCTTGTATCCGTTAAATGATTCGGCAACAATCATCACCCACCACGCGCGTAATCTCACCCCTGCGCCGTTCTCCCGACCCGGCGACAACAAAAAGCAGTAACCCCCTCCGCACGCACATGCGACCATGCCGCACAGGGAGGGAACAGATGACCGATACCACCATGCAATTGCTCAGTCAGGGCACAGACCCCGTGAAAATGCCGGATTTTGATATTCTCGCGGAGGGTAAAACGCTGTCAGGCGTGGCAGAGCGCCTGATGAGCCTGTCACTGACCGACAACCGGGGATTTGAGGCGGACCAGCTCACCATCACGCTGGATGATGCGGATGGTCAGTTGCAGCTACCGCCACGGGGCGCGCGCCTGACGGTTCTCATTGGCTGGAAAGGAGAACCGCTGACAGAAAAAGGCACTTACATTGTTGATGAAATCGCTCACGAAGGACCGCCGGACAGGCTGACTGTTTCAGCCAGAAGCGCAGATTTTCGGGATGAATTTAACGTTAAACGTGAGGTGTCCTGGCATGATGTGACCGTTGAGCGTGTGGTATCCGCCATCGCTCATCGGTATGGTCTGAAACCGCAAATCAGCGAAATGCTGATGGATATCGAAATCGACCACGCCGACCAGACCGAAGAAAGCGACATGTCCTTTCTTACGCGCATGGCGGAAATGCTGGGCGCAATCACCACGGTAAAAAGCGGTAATCTGTTATTCATTATGCCAGGCGGTGGCGTGAACGCACAGGGCCAGCCGTTGCCATCGTTCGCCATTACACGCAGCAGCGGCGATCGCCATCAGTTCCGCATTGCTGACCGCGAGGCGTATACGGGTGTACGCGCCTACTGGCTTGATCTTAATTACGGGAAAAAGAAAAAAGTCAGCGTGAAACGCCGCAAACCGCCAAAACCCAAAAAGGAGAAAAGCAGTAGCCGTGAAGGTGATTATATGGAAGGCGCGGAAGGCAATGTGTTTGTGTTACGCAAGACTTATCAGAACGAGCAGGCAGCAAGACGCGCAGCGGCGGCAAAGTGGCAGCAGCTACAACGCGGAGCCGCATCATTCTCCATCATGCTGGCACGTGGACGCGCAGAACTCTACCCCGAAATGCATGGCACGGTAACAGGATTTAAAAGCGAGATTGATAATCAGGACTGGATTATTGCGAAAGCCGAGCACACCATTGATAACAGCGGCTTTACCACGCAGCTTGAGCTTGAAGCAAAAATCCCGGAATGGATAGCAGAAACAGAGTGAGCAACTTGGATGCATTAGCTCAGACCAAAGCTGGCACGCTTACGACGCAGAACCAAACCTAATCTGACAGTCCGCTTTGTACCAGAAGCAGACATTAATAACATTATTTGCAATAACCAATTGATATTGTTTTTATTGCGTGTTATTAAAGCATATCCACTTGTGGTCATTACCAACTACTCGTCTATTTTTATTTGTGAACAAAATCAGATTTTAGCTAGAAACATTTTGTGAAAAAAATAGCGAAATTTTTGTAGGAAGTAAGTCAAGCAGATATAGCAGCAGATCGGAAGTTATTGGTCATGCGTTATTTACTCTAAGCAAAAAAACTTAGTACAGGAAAAAATAAATGGCAAGTAAAGCTAACCTTGTTAATTTGGATGCGATGATTTCAAGAGAGGATTTCTCTGCTCAATCCGATAATGATTTATCTTTCGAATCTATACAAAATATAGCTATGAGAGATATCGGAATGTTGTCTGGCCTACTCAGAAAACCAGATTTTCAGAGAGAAACAAATCACTGGACTCCAGAGCAAGTAGTTTCATTACTAAAGAGTTTTGTCACAGGTGATTTAATACCATCCGTGATTTTATGGAAGAGTTCTTTTGTGTTTGTTATAGACGGTGGTCATAGACTTAGTGTTTTAAGAGCATGGAAAGAAAATGACTATGGTGATGGCACTATATCGCAAAAATTCTTTGGAAATAGTATTTCCGGAGAGCAAAGAAAGATCGCACAAAAAACAAGAGAATTGGTTGACTCCACAGTTGGTAAATGGTCTGAGATAGAAAGAAAAATGCAGGATTCTAATAATGACCATGATGAGAGTAGAAGGCTTACAAATATTTACGTAAGGGCTTTGCAAGTCCAGTGGGTTAAAGGTGATTCCGATAAGGCAGAAACGTCTTTTTTCAATATAAATAAAAAAGGTACTCCTTTAGATGAGGTTGAGGAAACTTTACTTAGGCATAGGAAGAAACCTATATCTATCGCTGCGAGAGCAATAATACGAGCAGGAAAAGGACATAGATACTGGTCCTCTTTCCCTGAGGATAAGACTAAAAAGATAGAAGAGCTTTCCTCAAATATAAACTCCTCTCTTTTCGATCCAGACGTTAAATCTCAAATTAAAACACTCGATCTACCTCTGGGTGGCTCACGCGGTGTGAGGTTAGCTCTTGATATCTTAATAGATCTTATGTCTATTTCCGTGTCCCAGAGCGAAAATTATCAAAAAGAATTGCTTAATCAAATCGAAGATTCAGATGGAAGCGAAACTGTTGTTGTTCTGGAAAAAACCGCAAAATTACTAAATTGGATTACTGGAAATGACAAGGGCAGCTTAGGATTACATCCGGCCGTGTATTTTTATAGTGCATCAGGCAGACATGTGAATCCTATGTTTTTAGGGACGACTCTGTTTATAGCGAAAAAATTAAAATTTAATGATAAGAACTTCTTCAAAAAATTCACAAGTATTAGGTTTAATTTAGAGAAAACTCTAATAAACAATAAGTCTATGCTAGCATCGTTAGTGAACAGAGCAGGACATAAGAAAAGAACTGAGTATTACTCTAATTTATTTGAGTCAATGATTGATTTCCTTCTTGAGGTAAAAAAGAAAGACAAAAGCATGAGTGATTTCAGCCTTACAGAAAGTGAAATACTCCAGCTTGCTCACTTTGAAGGTAATATCCTATCTGGGACAAGTATCAGCAATGCAACTAAAATTAGTGAGGAAGCGAAGAATGCTGTATTCATTGATACTGCATTAGCTTCAGCAATTACATGTCCTATCTGCCAGGGATATTTAGATCCTTCAAAATCTGTCTCATATGATCACATCAAAAGAGTTGCAGATGGTGGTAAAGGTTCGGCAAAAAATACTCAGTTAACTCACCCGTATTGCAATATGTCTGTCAAAAATTAGCAATGAGTTAACAATTTTATATCAGATAACAGCCTTCTATAATTGAAGGCTTTTCGTATGATGCTTTCTTCAATAGAAATGTTGAGTATGATGGAAGATCTCTAATAGTGAATGGTTCGGTTAGGCCAGATACCTACCACTCTACACAAAACTTTGTGTCCGATCCTCGCTCACAGCAGTCGCTCCCAAGGGTTTCAGTTGGAGTCTGAGCTAGTACAACTTAGAATAGCGGCAGCACCACGTTAAGGGAGGTCGCTATGTTCCGTTGTCCGCTTTGTGGCGCATCTGCCCGTATCCGCACCAGTCGTCCGGAAAATGATTCAAACACCGTGCGGCAAAAGTATTACCAGTGTAACAATCTGGAATGCGGCGTATGCTTCTCAACACTGGAAGCTTTCCATAAATTCACATCAAAACACGCCTCCGGCGTTCACTCTTCAGAAGGTATCCCGTGGCATGAGCTGCCAGCTTCACACAGGGGAAACAATCAGATGAGCTTGCCTTTACCTCAGAATTAACAGGCAGAATTGCCGGAGCAACAAAAAAGCGATAGATTACGCGCGGGTGCCTTTCGGCTGATGGTCGGAGGGAATACCCGAAGGTCAGATGTGGAAAGGCCCCGGAAAACACTTTTGTTTAACCGAGGCCCTAACCGTCTACCCTAAGCAAGTGATAGGTTAGCGCCTCCCCGAAAAAGGAGCAAGCGCTATGTCGCAAAAATCGCTTACGGCCATCACGTTCTGCGTGACGGCAATCCTCATCATCTGGATGCTGCACGGTTCGCTGTGCGAAATACGGATGAGCTTCTGGGGAGCGGAGTTTGCGGCGTTCTTACAGTGTAAGCAGTAA